TCGCTTATTGACTTAGGTGGATTAACCGGAAGGGTAGACATCCCTAAAAACGACCAACCCGAAGACCCAAGTGCAAAGAACGCAGCAGTCTTAGGAATGATCCCTTACTGGGATCCAATCAATACCTGTGTTGGTGGTACAAAAACCATTCGCCAAAACGCAGAGAGCATTATCCCACGCGAACCCCGCGAAGATGACGACGCTTATGGAAGACGAATCTTCCACGCAGTCATGCCACCCTTCCTCCAGCGATTAGCTTCTCAAGCTGCGGGAACAATTTTAAGAAGAGGTATTCACTTAGAGGGAGGCGACGAAGAATACTGGAGCGAGTGGGCAAAAGATGTCACAGGAGACGGCACACCCCTCAACGAATTCGCAAGACGAGTCTTAGTAGACGCACTGTTATATGGACATACCAGTGTCTTAGTTGAAAGCCCAAAGGACATGCCAATGAATTTGGCAGAAATGCGTTCTGGGGACTACCGCCCATACCTATGCCCAATCGAAGCCCAACAAATATGTGGCTGGAGAACAGAAGGTAATCGCGCTCAGGCCGACTTAACTCAGTTACGTTATTCTGAGGTAGTAAGTGAACCCGAGGGAAGATTTGGAGAAGATGTCATCGAGCAAGTGCGAGTTCTCGAACCCGGCAAATACGAAGTCTGGAGAACAGAAAACGCAACCACCGGCAGAAATGCAGGGTGGTACTTGCACGAATCCGGCAGTTACGACCTCGACCAAATCCCAGTCGTCACAGTCTATTCCAACAGACTTGGAACCCTGCTCTCTCGACCTCCCCTCTTAGAAGTAGCGAACCTAAACATCGCATACTGCCAACGCTTCACGGATTATCACCACAGCATTCACGTAGGAAGCCAACCAATTTTTGTTTTAAAAGGCTTCGACCCTGACTCCGACAATAAGTTAGGTCTATCAGTTAACACTGCTGTCTTATTACCCCCAGATGGCTCGGCTGATTACGTATCTAGCAATAGCGATTCCTTCCAATCTCAACTGGATTGCCTACGCACATTGGAAGAGCAAATCAGCAGCCTTGGCATTAGCACATTAGCTAGGCAAAATATCACGAATGCCGCTGCCGAAGCCAAGCGACTTGATCGAATTGACAGCGATTCAATCATGTCAATCATCAGTGAAGACCTAGCCAGAGCAATCACAGATATTTTAAAAATCGCAGCGGATTACGCAGGTGTCGAACCACCAAGCGTGACCATCCCCCGTGATTATGAGAACCGGTTACTTGATGGCAACCAAATCACGGCAATGCTTCAACTCCAGATGCAAAACCAAATCTCACAAGAGACATTGCTACGCATCTTGCAAGAGGGTGAAGTTATTCCTCCTTATGTAGAGCTAGATAAAGAGTTGATGAGAACAAAGGATGAGATGGAGGACAAGATCGAGATGGATTTAGAGCAAGCAAAAGCGCAGGTACAAATCAAGAACGAAGAAATTAGTGGAGGTGTTACCAGTGGTGATGCAGCCAGTGGTGGAACATCAGGATCAATGACCTTGCCAACTCCAATGAGATCCGGCAAGTATGCAGACTAAAGAAAAGCAAGATGAACTCCTCGCCTTATTTTTGTTGTTTGCTAGCCAAGTCGAGGCCAGAATAGAGAAAGAGACGCGCCCCATCCTGCGTCTCGCAATGTTGGAACTACGTCAATTAATAAACGAACTAAGCCCAGACGGACAATTCAGAATTTATGAGTGGCAACAAATCCAACCATTAGCCTTACCAATCTTAGCGACTATTTCTAGCGTTCTTCGGGTACAGATCCCGCCAGAACTAGAGGTAATAAGACCAAAAATACAAAAAGCAGCGGCAGAATATGTAGACCAACCTCTTCCTGAGACGAAGGAATTAAGTAATCAGGAATTACTTGAAAAAGTAGTAATAGGGGGTGTGACATTAAACGCAATCTTAGGATCGCCGGGAACGGCTAACCGTCTCACCATAAACATGGCAAAGGATTTGGATAAGATGGTTCGCAATTCTTTATTTATGGAATTACCTACAACGGAGATCGCTAACAAAGTTGTACGCACACTAGAACGTAACGGCAGGACCATACCGCAGATACGTCGAGGATCTTATGCCAACCAAATGCTCAACAGAACAAATAACACAATCACAGCCGCAGTCTGGGATGTGGCGAATAAGTCAGCCCGAGAATTATGGAATGACATCGCTGCACCGGGGCAACAGTGGATGTGGTTAGCAACATTAGAGAATACCTGTCCTGTATGTCTCCCTTACCACCGTGTTCAAAAGAGAAGTCTTAATGATTTTCCATTTTTACCTGCGGTGCATCCAAACTGCCGATGTGTTGTAGTTCCTGTAGTATGAAGTTACTTAGATAAGTAAGAACATGGCTTGTTGGTATCCGAGTCCTTGGTGGCCGCGTTGGCAAACAGCAGAAGTGAAGGCAAATACACCCAAAAAAGCCAGTAAGCCACGTAAAACATCAACAAAAAAGAAAGAACCAGTACTTAGTTAGGTAGTTGCAACCAAATTACGTATATACGGGGTAGAATGTAGATAACCTCTAGTTTTTGCATGTCTGAGGATACAGCGGTAGTCGAGCCTGTGGCCGACGCTGTTAGCGAGTCCGTGACCGCTACACCCGCAGCAATTCCACCCAATCCACCTGTTAATTCACCGGAGGGCAGTGCCGCCGAAGAATTACTAACAAAGAAATTAGGCTTCGCCAATTCACAAGCTGCCAAAGCTAAGAAGGAAGCGGAACAGGCAACTAAGCGACTCGCAAAGCTCCAAGCGGACTTTGACAAGTTGCAGGAAACTCAACAGAGTGCAGTGCGTGAAAACCTTGAAAGTCAAGGTGCTTACAAAGAACTGTACGAAGCGGAGAAAGAGCGTAGCAAAACGCTTGAAACCCGTCTTCTCAATGAGACAGCCGAGTTACGAACGGAATTGGAATCTGAACGCCAATCTGCTAGTGCTGAACGTCTCAAAGCCAGTTCTTTATCAGCGATATCGCAATCCAACGCATTAAACCCCGAGCAAATGTATACGTTGCTCCAACCTTTATTGAGACAAAATGACGAAGGTAATCCGACTGTGTTAAACGGGGGCGTTGAACAGAGTCTTAGTGATTATCTCGGAAATTTGAAGCAGTCAAAGGATTGGCAACATCATTTTGCAGCGAGTGGAAGCCGAGGAATGGGATCAAACGCCGCCTCACCAAGCGTCGCACCCGGAATGAAAAACCCCTACAAACTAGGGAATCTAACGGAAGCACTAAAGCTTGAAGCTGAGAATCCTGAACTTGCCCGAGTACTTAAAGCAGAAGCCCAACGAGGGTAATCACGGTAAACTCTCGCAACCAAAAGTATGGCTGCCCCATATCAAAATTACACCGGGGGTACATTCCTCGGAGATCTAGTCACACGCCCAGAATTTTTGGGTTATGTGCAAGAAGACATTTACAACTCCTGTAAGTTTGTGCAGTCCGGCGCACTTGTTCGCAACAGTGCATTAGACGCAAAAGCTGGCGGCGTTAAGGTCCAAGTACCATTCTTCAAACCCATTGCGCCAACTGAAGAAAGAATCACTTCAGCGAACAACTGGGGTACATCTGGAGCCGGTTATTTAACACCACAAAAGATCGAAGCCACCGATCAGATCATGCCGATCATCCATCGTGGTTTCTCTTATGCGGTAGACGATCTATCAAGACTTGGTACAGGATCAGACCCAATGGGTGCAATCCGCAACCAAATCTCCCAAGCAATCAACAAGCTACGTACAGCAACAATGCTTGCACAGCTTGACGGTATCTTCGGAGCAGTAACCGGTAACGCAACAGACCCTTCAAACAACGGTGCTTCAACAGAAGCTAACTACCTAACTATCTCCAACGTCATCAAGGCTAAAAACCTACTTGGCGAAAGATCTAGTGAGTTAAGTGTGATCGCAATGCACTCCGATGTGTATGCGTATCTACAGCAAGCAGGTTCATTGCAATTCTCATCTACTGCTTTAGCTGCATCTGGAGCAATCCAGTGGGGTGGCGGTGGAATCGGTCAAACCAAGACCGAAGTTGCATTCTTCAATGGCCTTCGCGTCATTCAAGATGACCTATGCGCTCCAACACTTAACGCAGGTGGTTCTGACCAGTATCCTTGCTACATCCTTGGTGCTGGCGCACTAAACGAAGGTGTTCAGCAGGAGTTAAAGATCGAGTCTGATAGAAACATCTTAAGTAAGCAGGATGTCATCTCTCTTGACTATCACTACGGTTTCCACCTTGGCGGTACTAAGTACGGCGGTGCTGACAACCCAACAAACGCTAACTTATCTACAGCAGGTAACTGGAGTTTGGCTTACACCGAGCGTAAGATGGTTGACGCTGTAAAAGTTACAGTTAACACACCATTCTCAACCAACAAAGCTTAATTGCTTTTGTTTGAGACAGATAAGGAGGGGAGCTTTACACAGGTTCCCCTTTTTATTACTTTCATTAAACTGAGTTAAGTTGGATGAGGTAATCAAGTGATCTCAATGGTTCGCTTTTACCTTTTACCGCGAGAAGGGATACCCGATAGTGTGTTGCCGACTTATTACCCATCGGTTGTAGATGTGAATTCGCACGATGCAAGAAAGACGAGACGCAGATTAAAAACGCAATACAAAGGATTAGAAATCATCGCTGTTCCTCTCTAATGCCACTCCCCTCAACCACAAGTTACGTCCCAAGGGCTGACGCTGACACATACTTCGCTACTTCGTTTAACGATGCGGCATGGACAGCGTTAACTAACGCACAAAAAGACTTAGCACTACAAGTAGCGACTCGAAATTTAGAAACGCTGCAATGGTATGGAACAAAGTGTGACGCAGATCAGGCATTGCAATGGCCGAGGGAGGTAGCAGCCGACGGTTCTTGCGATGCCACCGTATGCACAACAATCCCAGATAAATTAGTTGAAGCCACTTGCGAGCTAGCCCTCAAACTTCATTCCAATCAATCAGTTTTTATTGACGGTCCCGAGTCAACAACGACAGGTACTTACGTATCAAAGCAACGATTAGGAGAGCTAGAAGTTGAGTATGACGAATTTGACGGAGCCAAGAGCGTATCTACCGGTCCTAAGATTATTGTTTTATTCCCGTGGTTAAAAGAATTGCTTCGCTGTTACGCGAAGGTAGGTAGTACATCCCTTTTACTCAGTGTTAGATCGTGAGCAAAGTAGACACCATTTTTGGATCAATACCCGGTCCAATCATCAGCGAATGGGGTCAATCTATGACTTTTATCCGCAACTCTGGGGAAGGAACTTACAACCAGTCCACAGGTACGATCACGACAACGGAAACACGTATATCTGTGAAGGCCGTCATTACCCAAGTCACTCCTGCGGAAGTAGATGGATCACTCCAGTCTACGGATGTCAAAATAATGATCGACGCAGCCCAATTAGGAGCAACCTACATAACGACAGCCGATCAATTTGAGTACACCGAAAATAGCGACACCATCACAGCCAATATCATCCGAGTTGATACAGCTAGAGGAGACAGCCCAATATTTTATACGTGTTTCGCGAGGCCACAGTAATGGCGAAACCCATCTCACAACTCATTCCTGATTTCAGGGAAGCGTTGAAGGAAGGTCTTGAAGAAGCAGCGGGAGATGTTGTTGAAGATTTAATTGATAACGGTCCTTATTGGAGTGGGTTATTTGCGGAATCTTGGAGAGTCATATCAGGAGCAAAAAGTTCAGTTCCTACCTACATCCCAAGGAGTTATCCTGTACCTAGAGAATCCAGAGAAGGACAGAAACCATCCGCGAGATCTTTAGTTCCTTCTATACCAAAAAATAGTGGCTTGGAAGGTTACACAATCGGAAACATGACTGAATATAAATGGTATGCGATGGATTTATTACCAACAAATAAAGGAAGACAAGGAGGGTATGCGATGAACGCAACTGCTGATCCTGACTGGTTTCTTAGGTACGTTCATGCTCCCGGTGCAGGTATGGGAAAAAGAATAAATGACACTTTAACCAACGTATTTAAAAAATACTAACTATGACTCTCCAATCCATCCGAGCAATCTACGAAGCCCCAGTCATCACGGCTCTCGCTGGTTTAACTCCAACAGTTAATTGCTACGTCGATAACCAACCGGTTAAAAAGACAGACTCAGTAAAAGAACACGCTTTAATTCGTTTGAGTTTTAGCGGTATGACTGAGCCAACACTCGGACCAAGTATGGAGAATATTCGTGGAGTTTTAATTGTTGAATGTTTTGCCAAGAAGAA